TTTAAAAAAGAAAAAAGATGAAATAAGTACAGTTCAAGATTTAAAAGGTTTTTTTGAGCAAAAAGAAAATATTGACCCAACAAAGAAAATTATTGATATAATCTATTAAAATAAAGAAAAAGTGACCGATAACCACATAATAAAAACTTCAGATAGAAAAGTCAAAGAAGATAAAATAGTAGTTGTTTACTTATGGGATTGTCTCGGTATTAATATTGAAACAAAGTCTTTCAGAACAATTGATGAAGTGATTTATTTTTTCAGGGATGAAAATAAAGATTCCTTGTTAAACTCAAGTGAAGATTCATTCATGATTCAAGATGAAACTATTTTAATTCAAAATTAAGGACCATAGATGAAATTAACTGAAAAAGAAGAAATCAAACTAAGTTCATTAAGAAGAATAGTAAGCGTAAAAGTAATTAATGAAAAAGATGGGTTTCCTTTAGTTATTCTTTCTGGTTGCTATAAGTTTGTTGGTCTCACAGTTGAAGAATGTTTAGACAGGTTATTTGTTTATCTGGAAGAAAGTGGATTTAGAAACGATAAGGATATTAAACAAGACTATAATTACAATTTAGTCAAATTAAAATTCAAATAAGTTCTATTTTTAAAGAAATTTAAGTAATTTTAAGGTATAGAATTAAAGTTGCTGGAAATAAAAGGATTAAAGATGAAATTAACTGAAACAGAAGAAATCGAAACTGAATTGAAAAAATCTCACCTAAAATTAATTGAACTTTCTAATTCTGTTGGATTCAAGCCACAACCAAATTTTGAAAAACACCAAGAAAAACTCAAAAGTGAATTCTATGCAAAAGATTGTCTTATTTTATGGTTAGAAAAAGTTGGGGCAGAAATTCATTTTTCAAAGAAAGAGGCTTATAATGGAATTGGGTTACATAAAGCGAATGAATCTTTTAATAAATTTTGGAATTTCTTAACTGCGCCAAGGACATTTAATCATTACATGGTCTACCATACTGAAATTAAAAAATGGTCAGTTTTACTTTAATATTACTTTAATATTACTTTAATATTATTTTAAGGTAATTTATAGTATAATTCGCGAACGATATTACAAGAGGACATTAATGCAAAATACGATATTAAAAAATTTATTAACTTCACCAGATTATTTTGGGAAAGTTTACCCGCATTTGAATAAACTTCATTTTAATACAATGGAAACCAGTGCTATATTTAGCTCACTTCAAAATTATTTTTCTAAATATGAAACAGCTCCGAATATAAAAGAATTGGGAATGTTCATAAAGAATTCCCCTGAAATTTCCGAAGCTATGCTTCCAAAAATCATTAATGAATATAAAGAAATTATGACTGAGCCATCAGTTGAAAATCCTGAATTTTTAATCGATGAAACTGAAAAATATATACAAAAAGTTGAACTTTCAGAAGCTATTTTTAAGTCAGCGGATTTAATTGAAAAGAACCTCCCTTTTGAGGGAGTTATCGGTATGGTTGAAAAGGCTCTTTCAGTAACATTCGATAATGACATTGGTATGGATTACGGGTCTTCCTCTAATGATAGATTTGATTATTATACGAGAAAAATTCAAGGTAGTGCTTGTGGTATTAAAAGTATAGACAGGGCATTAGGAAGTGGTTATAGAACAAAGACTTTGAATTTAAGGGTTGCCCCATCACATGGTGGTAAATCTTCTTTATTAATTAATGACACTGCAAATTTCATTCTTAATAAAGAAGACACGCTTTTTGTTTCACTTGAAATGATTGAAGAAGAAATAGCTAGAAGAATTGATGCTAATCTGTTAAATCATCCAGCTAATGACTTGGGTCAGTTAGGGCGTGAAGAATATAATAGAAGATTAGATGAAATTAATAAAGACGCTGGTAAGCTTATAATCAAAGAATACCCAGCTGGTACTTTTAATACAATCAAACTTAAATCATTATTAAGTGATCTTGCTGCTGATGGGTTTCATCCTAAACATGTTGTAATAGATTACATAGGATTAATGAATTCTTCTAGAAGCACTTTAGCTCAAGCTGGTGGGATGTACCAATTCTATAAATTAGTAGCTGAAGAACTTCATGGGTTTTCTAAGAAATACGATATTTGTATGCATACAGCAAGTCAACTTAATCGCGGAAGTTATGATAATCTTGAAGCTGGTCTTGATAGTATTGCTGATTCTTTAGGAGTTATACAAACTGCTGATGTTGTCTTGGCTATTCTTTCTAATCCTCAGTTACGAGAAGAAAATAAATCTTTATTGAAATTCTTAAAAAATAGAAATACTGGTCAATTAAGCAGTCATTTAGTAGAAAGTCATTTTGAAACAATGCGTTTTCTAGATTATGACGAAGAAGCATCGACATTAGAATCAGTGAATTCTCATGTAAATTCTACTTTATTGCAATCAGCGGTAAACCAAAATACTACTGATAAATCTGTTTTAGATTTTAATTAATTTTAAGGTGGTTTTAATGAACTTTTTACTATATTTATACAAATGGGTCAACAAGTATGGAATCGTTTGGTCAATAAAAAATATAGGCTTCTTACGATTATCATATATAGTTTTAATTGATATTAATAAATTTTGGGGAAATGATGAACAATTTGAAAGATTCTTATATTCTTCAGAACTAAATACGAACTTCAGTTTCGTGAATTCTGTAATTTCAGCAAGAATAAATGAAAGAGGAATTAATTATAGCTCCGCGCTTCAAAAAATATTCATGACTCGTAAAATATATGGATGGAAAAAACTTCTAAGGAAAATAAATGAAAATGTTAAAAATAAATAGTCAAGATCTTTGGAATTATCCATTTGGGACTGAGGTTGTACTGTCTAGTGATTTAATTGAAGAATATGAATTAGAAGGGAACTATTCTTACGCTTTTGAAGAACAATGTGGGTCAACGCTTTATAATGGGTTCGGAAATTCAATTACGATTGAAGATGGTGATGATTATGAAATAACTATATTAATTCCTGATCTAAATACTCTCGTTCTTAATTATATTAGTTCTCTTACTTTTAGATTAATTAGTTTGACTGAAGAACCTTTTTTAAATGAAAGAGAAATCAAAGTCAATCAAGAAACACTTAAACAAATGAAAAATCTTTATGAAATTTTAAAGGATGAAAATGGAAATATATGAAAATGTTTGGAAATCTGGTTGGGCTTACTATGAAAGAGTCAGGGATTCTGAAACTAAAAAAGTATATATAAGAAAAATAGAACCAGTTTGGGAATATTTTGAAAAAGACCCTGATGGTGAATTTTCGTATATCATTGATAATAAGATAAAGCTTAAACAAAAACTTTTTTACAACAGTAAAGATGCTAAAGAATATAAAGGGTTTATGGAATCAGTTGGTAGAGAAATATATGGCAACCAACAACCAGAATATAGACATATTCGCGAGAACTATTTTAATATTAAAGAACAAGTTGATATGCGAATTTTTTTCTTTGATATAGAAGTCATTACTAAAGATAGAAGTTTTCCCGACCCACAAGAAGCAATTCACCCAGTTACTCAAATTCAAATTTTAGATAGTTACACTGATAAAATAATAATTTTAAGTTTAGATGCGATGAAAGAAAAAGAAAAATTTAAAAAGTACGGAGACCAATTAATTTTTAAACATTATTTATCTGAAAAAGTAATGTTTGAAGATTTCTTTAAGATATTAGATACTTTTATGCCTACAGTAATAACTGCTTGGAATGGCGAAAGTTTCGATTTCCCTTATATAACAAATAGGATTAAGAATATTCCTGGAATTAATGAAACTCGTCTATCACCTATTCGTAGAATATCTGAATATAAAATGGAAGAGGGCGTTGGTTATAATTGGGATGGATTATATCTCATTGATATGATGAAAGCATACAAAAAGTTTGTTTTCACCCCCCAAGTAAGTTATGCTCTAGACAATATTGCTAAAGAAGAGCTTGGCGTAGGTAGTGGAAAAGTTGATTATGGTGAATATGATAATATTATAGATTTTCATGATGGTGATATAGATAAATTTTTAGATTATTCTATACAAGATGTAGTTATTCTAAAAAATTTAGAAAATAAAATAAAATTGATTGCATTAATGAAAATTCTTGCAAATATGATGGGTATCAATTATGATGATACAATGGGAACAGTTAAACCTTGGACTCAGTATATAACGAATCTTGCTATGGCTAAAAAACAAGTCATGCCATATAGAAATACAAATAAACTCGGACACCCTATTGTTGGTGGATTTGTTCGTGAACCGATAAAGGGAAAATCAAATTGGTTGATGTCGGTAGATATTAATTCTATGTACCCACTTCTCGGTATGAGAGCTCATAATATGAGCCCAGAAATGTATATAGAAGAAAAAGACCTTAATTCTGAATTGATGGAAATCAGAAATAAATATCATTCCCATGAAGATGAAAATATTTACATTAAGCCTGATGTTTTAAATGAAATTAGAGAAGTTTGTCACAATAATAATGTTTCTTATGGTATGAATTGTTTCTTCAGGAAAGATGAAGAAGGGATTATTCCTAGAGTAGTAGGTGATATTTATTCAAACAGAAAAATAGCTAAAGGTAAAATGCTTATGTATAAAGCGCTTCAAGCTAAATTTAAAGCAATACATGATTAAGCTATTTTTAATCAAATTTTAGTTATAATATAAATATAAAAATAAAGGATAAAAATGTTTTTTAGTCATGAATTTTCAAATATTGAATATTTGATATTTTTTATCGTATTTTCATTATCTATATTGATATCTTATTTTCTTTTCAGGAAAGTAAGAAAATATATCTTTAAACATAAAAAATATATTTGTGAAAAGTGCGGGAATATTAATGTCAATGAATATGTTGATGTAAACAAACATAATGAAAAGAATAATTGGATATGCTATCATTGCTTATTCATTAACTTTACTTTTAAAGAGGCTAAATGAATTTAGAAGAAATTTGTAAAAAGATTGATAATAATGAAATAACGCTGGACGAGATTAACGCGCTTGATACCACTCAATTAAAAGATGAATATAATGAAGATTTTTTTGATT